TGTCCACCACGGACGTGGTGATGGCATCGGTCCCGGAAGCCTGCCCGGCCTTGACCATCAGCACCTTGCAGTTTTCAGAGAGGTTCACTCAAGGCACCCCCTTTATCCGAGCGTGACGCGGACGAACGACTCGGCGAGGACGGGAGCGCCGTCGGCGTACATTCTGCCGATGAATCCGATCTGCGAGGTTCCCGCGTAGAGTTCTACGAGCCTCTGGAGCTCCACGCCCTGGAGTTCGGCAATCCAGTAGTTAGACCAGTTACAGAGAGCACCGACGTAGAGCGCCGTGGTAAACGTATTCGGGACATACTCGCTCTCGTCGACGGGATGCCCGAGAAGCATGTCCGGCTCGTTCATGAGCATCCCCGGTCTCCAAAGGTACTGACCTTCGCCGTCTTTGAGCTTGGAGATCATCTTCACCGCGTCGCGATGGAAGATCCAGCGGCATCCATTGCGGTACTGAGCCTTGAGAGCGAACTTTGCATTGATAAGCCCGTCCGCTGTCAACGCAGTCGCGCTGTTGCCGGTGCTCACGTCCCGGTCCGTGTTGATGCCGTTTGCGTCGGCGGTGAAAATTCCCAGAGGCTCACCGTCGCCGTCGCCGTTGAGGAACGCGTTTTCCTGTGCAACGGCGAACTTGTACGCGAGTCTGTCCGCCACAAGGTTTTCGATGGGCAGTGCGCTGGTCCGAAGCAGTTTCATGGAAATTTTGATCAGCTTGGAGAGCTGTTCAGGCTGCAGGGAGCGCCGCCCGAACGCCATGGTCGCATCCTCGGAAGGGCCCGCGATTTCCGTTGTCCACGTGGGATCGGCGGGGTCGGCGGTCAGGGTGGGCACACCGAGAGTATCGGAGCCGGTCACGGGCAGGATAGTGGCGTACTTACGCACGAACACCTGATTGTCCAGCCCCTTGATGAGCCGCGCCACGAACTGTTCTGCCGCGTGGAGGTACCCTCCCGATGCGTCGCTGTCGTTGGCCAGTGCGCGGTATTCCGCGGCGTTGCCCGTGATAAGGAAATTGCGGAACGCTTTCAGCTTGCGCTCCTCGGGATTTTCCTTTTTTCCTTCTGGCTCCAGCCTGCCGGCCTCGGCGAGCCGCCTTTCCTCCTCACGGAGTTCCTGCTCCCTCTGGATCTTGTCTCCAAGCGCCCGGGCCTCGTCAAACGTCTTGTCGTACTGGGCCCGCTCCTCGGCGGTGAGTTCCCTTTTCTCGCCCTCGGCGAGGTCGAGCAGTTTTCTGGCCTCTGCCACGAGGGTTGCGCGCTTTTCCATCATTTCCCTGATGTTCATTTCATACCTCCAAGAATTTGAGTTTGTCCCGGAGATGCTCCGGGGCTTTTGGTGCCAGCACTGCCTTGTGCTCTTTCGCCACGTCCTGCAGGGACCGCACGCCGCTGGTGGCCGTGGGGTACGCCGGGTACGTCACCGGCGACACGTCGAACAGCTCCCGGACCTTGACGATGGTCCTGACTACAGGATTCCCAGACTCGTCCCATTGCTCCACGTCCACCGTGAAGGCGAAGCTTGACTGATCCACATCCCCGCGCTTGATGCTCTCCACCAGGTCCCGCGCCCACTGCGCGTCCGGCGGCGTAACCTCATAAAAAAGCCCCTGCTCGTCCTCGCGGATCTGCAGGGTGCCGTTTTTGGTGCGTCCTAAAACGTAGTTCGGGTCATGGTTCCACAAGGCTCTTACGTCGCTTTTTCCGATGGCTTCCGTGAATGCTCCGGGGGCGATTTTTTCCCGCATTCCCCACATCTCTTCCGAGAGTTCGTTGAACCGCGCCGCGTAGCCTATGATCTTCGTCGGCTCATTCTCCGTCTGCTGGATCCGGAACTCCGCCGGGATCGCTCGAATTTCCCTGTCCATCATCTACCTCCTTTCCTGCTTGCGATATGGGCACCATCTGCATCTGGAGATAATGCTCATCTCCTCCCTCCACGGGGTTTAGGTTTTCCAGCCCACGCACTTCGTTGATCGACATCCACCCGCTTCTGATGGCGACTTCGTAAGCCTCATACCGTGATTTGACGTCCCCTTTGAGCATCCCCTCGGGCTTGAACTCGGCAAAATACCGCTTGCGCTCCCCCGGAGAGAAGAGTTGCAGGGATATAGCCTGTTCAATCCTTTTGAGCCATGGCGAGAGACTGAATTTCACGAAGTCGATACTCTGGTGTTCGATGTTGCTGAACGTCGCCTTGTCTAGGTCGCCGATCATGTGCAGAGGCACACGGAATATCCCGGCGATCTCGGAGCGGTTAAATTTGCGCGTTTCGAGAAGTTGCGCATCCTCCGGGTTGATCGTCAGCGGTTTGAATTTCAGGCCGTTTTCAAGGATGGCCACCCGGTGGGCGTTGTCCGTGCCTTGATACAGGTCGTTCCACGACTTTCTGAGACGTTCGACGACTGACGGGTCTTTGAAAAATGCATCCGTCTCCAACACCCCACGAGGTGTCGCGTCATTGTCGAAAAACCGCCCGGCGTACTCGCTCGCCGCTATCCCCTGCCCGATGGCCTCCGCCGCCACCCTCACCACGGAATGACCCCTGAGGCCGTCGAAGCCCAGCCCCGGGACGTGGAACAGCTCGTCCCACATAAGCGTCTTGTTCGTGCCGTCGGTGAGTTTCACGTCGTAGACGAGTTTCCCGGTGGCGATGTCCTTTCGCGGCATGACCGTGGACGGGTCGAGGAACCAGAGCGCCGCCACCCTGCCGGCGTTGTCCAGGTCGATGAGGGCGTAGGCGTTGCCCCAGAGAGCGAGGCTCGCGGTGACGGCCTCCCAGAAATTGAACGCCGTCTGCCTGGGGTTCGGTGCGCCGTGCAGGAGCGGATAGAGGTAGTGGTCGGCGGCCTCCTGCCGTCCGTCACCCTTGCGCCGGTAGATTTTGAGCGGCAATTGCGCCACAGACTCCGAGAGAACGCGCACGCAGGAGTAAACCGCTGAGAACCTCATGGCCCTTTCTTCGTCCACGGTGTGTCCCGTCAGGCTTGCCCCCGTCAGTATGCGAACGATCTCGGCTTCCGACGGGTGTCCTCCGGGGTACAATCCCCGCCGGAAAAAGTCTCTTGCTCGCGCGAAAACGCTCCTTTTCAGGGTTTTCACCTCCTTTTTTGCAATAAAAAAGCCGCCTCCCGAAGGAAAGCGACTTAACTTGTGGCTTAAGTGTCAGAGGGTCAGTATCCCCCTCGATTCATAGATCGACGGCTCGTCACGGAATTCAAGCATAGTGGCAATGGCGGTTATCAGCGCAACGGCAGGGTCAATGCGTTCAGTGGCTTTGTCCTTCGCAGGCTTGATGTTCCCTGCCGGGTCTGTGGTAATCATCACATTGTCCATCGCCCAGGTAAGTACCGGGTTGTTGTTGTGGCGCAAGTACCCGCCCAAGACGAGCCGTTCAAGCTCCTTGCACGCGGGCGACATGGTTTTGTATCCCTGCCTGATCTGCACGACGGGCACGCCGTCCCCTTCAAGGTCGATGGCCCACTTAGTCGCGTTCCACGGGTCATATCCAACCACCTCCAGATACGGGAAAGCGGCCTTCAAGTCCTGCGCTATGGTGCGCCGGATGTAGTCGTGGTCTATGACGTTGCCGTCCGTTGCGATCAGATGCCCGTCCCTGGACCACACGTCATAGGGCACCCGGTCACGCCGTACCCTGGCGGCGATGTTCTCACCGGGGATCCAGTTAAATGACAGGATATGCACCCGGTCCTCCTCGTCCGGCTCGAACACCAGGGCGCAGGAGGAGAGGTCCGTGGTGCTGGACAGGTCCACTCCGGCCCAGCAGCGCAGCTCGGAGAGGTATTCCGGGTCGAAATCAGCCCCGCACTCCCGCCACTTGACCAAGTCCAGCCAGCGCGTTTCCTGGGTCGTCCATTGATTCAAGTACAGCCGACGGAACGTGTTCTGGGCCGCCGGGATCTCCTGGGCCCGTTTGCATTCCCGCCGCAGGAAATCTATTTTTACACTCACGCCCAGGTTGGGGTTCGCTTTTTTCCAGACTCGCTCGTCGGTCCAGTCATCGTCGTCATCGGCGGCGAATATGAGAGGAAAGAAGGTGGGGTCGTCAATGACTCCATCCTGGACCTTTCGCCCGTAATCGTGGAGCTCCCAGCATATTGAATTGCGGTCGTATCCCGCCGTCGTGATCCCGAGCATGAGCGGCTGAGTCCGCGCCCCCATGGACGTGGAGAGCACGTCCCAGAGCTCACGGTTTGGCGCGCTGTGAATTTCGTCGTATATCACCGCGTGAGCGTTGAACCCATGCTTGGAATACGCCTCCGCCGATATGGCCCGGTAAAAACTCGCCGTCTCGTAGAACACAATTCGTTTCTGCGAATCAATGATCTTGCACATGCCGGAAAGGATGGGGTCATTTCGGACCATCTGCGCAGCCGCGTTGAAGACAAGGGCCGCCTGCTCCCGGTCGGAAGCGGCGCTGTAGATCTCCGCCCCTGGCTCACCGTCGCCGAACAATAAAAAAAGAGCGATGGCCGCGGCCATTTCGCTCTTTCCGTTCTTGCGAGGGATCTCAAGATACGCCGTCTGGTACTGCCGAAGTCCTCCGCCCTTTGTCCGTCCGAAGAGCTCCCGGAGAAACATCCGCTGCCACCGCTGGAGCTGGAACGATTTCCCGGCCCACTCCCCCTTTGTGTGGGTTAGCCTGGAGATGAACTCGATGGCCCAGTCTGCCCTCTTTCTGGAAAACATGGTGCTATCCTATCCGAGACCGGAGCTTTGCGGCGAAAT